CGGGAGATCCGGGAGGTGCAGATTCACTGTTTCGAGGTGGTGCCTTAGGTTGCTTCATATCTAATGCAGCCCTATCGCCTTTTTTCTTTTTCAGCTCTACCCCTACTTGACTTGGAGATGCTACTCCAGTTTGTAAAGCGATCTTTTCCAAACCATACTGTTTATCTACAGAATGATAGGGACTAATTTTCTCTAAATCTTTAGACACTCTAACTTTCTCCTCATCCACTACACGCCGTCTCTCGATATCGGGCTTGGCCTTAATATGTCGTTGTACAAACTCATCACTTACAATATTTCTATCGGCCATATTGACTAAGAGATTAGCTACTGACGTGGGATCATCCAAATACATAAAATCAAATTCAACTTGAGCTGGAAATCTAAAACCCATACTCTCTTGGACTATCTTTAACTGGACATTCCAAAATTCCAGCAAAGTATTACGAACATAACTTAGACGTTCGGTTAACGTTTTCAAAGAAATAAAATTGTTCGTTGTGCCCGTAGCCCCAAATGTCCCAGTTAACGTAGGAGGAATTCCCAAGCATGCATAAATAGCCATGAGAGTAGGACGATACTTTTCCTCCCCTAAGAAGCGTTGCACATCTGTTCCTGTTTCAAGAAGCTCAATATCTGGACCCCAAACAATATCTGTTGTTCCGCCGCCAACATTGGCACCTAGTATGGATTGTAGGGTTGAAGCAGCTGCGGGAGTAGGAGCCAACTTGTGCTCTAAACTACCTAGTTTGAAAACTCTGATTTTAGAAATAGCACCGTCAAGAGCTGTTTTGTCGGCAAGCTTCAATCTCTCATATAATATAAGGTCATTAAAGCATGCATAAGTCATAGGATCGGCCCACTCTTGCCAATCATCTTTTTTATAAAAATAAACGAATGTTTTATCTTGAGGAAGTAAGACTCCCTTGTTCGTATCAGCAGCTTCTATGATCTCTTGAGGAACTTGATCTAAAATCCCTCTCTCAAAAGGATCAGTAGAATTACGTAACTTTCTAATCATATTCACAATATGTTTAGGTAATTTCATTACGTATTTGCGTTCGCCAATCACACTAGCTAAAGGACCACCTATAGCTTCTATGGTCAAAGGGTCAATAAAATAATACTGCCAAGGGATTTCGTTTGTAGAAAAATCAGAAACTTTTAGGTCTGCAATCATATCAGGAGAGGCAACCGACTTCTGCATTTCCAATCGTTTTTGTCTATTAATCTTAGCAGTGCTCATTCTTATGGGAACATTTGCCTCTCTAAACAGCAAATTACAAAGTCGTTCAGAAACTTCTTTTCCACGAACACGATTAAACCAATCATTGTAGAATTTTTCTACTCTCTTATTTTGATGGACTAATCGAACGCCTTGGCAAGCAAAATCACCCATAAGGTCAATAGCATTTCTAATCAACCCTATTCTTCTATAGGCTGCGCGAGCAAAAGCAATAATATCTTTGGGTTTTTCTGGAACGGCTTGGTCCGGCCTGAAATAGTCATAGTCGCTATTTCTTAATCCCGGTCTTCCACTAAGATTAGTAGTTAAATCAGAAAAATCTCTAATACGCGAACTATATGAAGCGGTAGCGCTTTCTTGAATAGCCTTCGTATATATTTGAAGGTTCTTTTCTTGATCTGCCTTACTACCTTCCCAACTTACATAAGCTGGACCATCAGAAGGAAACTCTTCTTTAGCATTTGGAGATTTTTTTCTTGCCACTTTTATTGCCTATATAGAATAATAGTAATTGATGGAAAATCAATACCTATTGATTATTACACCAAGAGAATTAATTACGACGAATTCCAAAGCAAGTATTTTGATTCATTTGAGCCGCCCACTCTTGACCCACATACATTTGATTTGAGGTCTCCAATTTCATCATTCCCGGAGTAATTACTGTCCCTATATTATTGTATACAGGACCCGGAATCTCTCTTTGGGCTTCCCTAGCTAGCATATTAGCAATAACCAAGGCACTATAACGATCTTTTCTCATTCTTCCCTTTTTACCAGTATCCGTCTTGATCTCAGGAGTATCAAATCTTTCCCTACCCCCCGGAGTGATGGATACCACTACTGTCACAAGTTCGTCTTTCAATTCCTCTATTTCCATTACAGCATCTTCTAGAGTATCATACAATCTTAAAGCATGAGACTCCCCCACTTTGTCTTTTAACTGCCGGAAGGATATCTTATCTTTCTCACTCATCAGACTTAAGCTAAGGGTGTCAAATCTCGGAAAAAGAAGAACCTTATCTTCCATGTCTTTTCTAAGTCCATGATTAGCCTGAGATGTCCATTCAGCCTTGGCAAACTGAACAAGATCTATAACATGATCTCCAGCAATTCGATCTGTATCTTTCTCTTTCTTTTCCTCAATAATGGGAAGGATTGGGCGTTCTCCCGTAAACATCTTATCATGATCTCTTAAACCTTCCGCTAAGGCGTATCCCCCACCTTGAGCATCGATACCTATTCTAACACAAGGAAATGTCTTATAAAGCTCTCTAATCTTTCTACAACAAAAACTATAATAATCATTAGCATCGGTTAAGCCAATTTGCCTGCGGCTTTGAAAATCCTTCTTATTAGTAGTCCATGTATATACTACACGGTGATGCTCTGGATGAATTTCAATTATGACTAAGGCAAAGTTATCCTGCTCAGAAGCTGGATCAATACCAAATACATATTTGAGATCAGGATTGCCTCGTGTCGCAGGATCAAACGGAGTGGAACACCATGGAGCCCAATCTGCACTTTCACAGTTTCTATCATGAGCAATACATCCCTCAATAAGACTTCTTTTAAAAAATCCTTGACTATCAGATGTAAAACATGCCCCATACTCCATTTGATAGATTCCGTTGTGCATTGTAGCTCTAGCCCGTGCTACCTGCTGATCATCCATAAATCCCTCAGGAATTAGCTCATAGGGAATGCGAACTATAGAAAATGCTTTCCAGTCTAGACGCTTCATATATTCAGGAACTTCTTGGAGGTCATCTCCTTCTGCGTCCGCCGCTTTCTTGAAATCACCTTTGGTTTGGATCGTTGATTTATATTTCTTCCAATAAGAGGCAAAATGCTCAAACCCGTAACCACAGGTTCCAGAGATAATAGACTGATTAGATTGGCGGTCCTGATACTGATCTTCCATCCTCTCATTCCAATTCCCCGCTTTTTGTAATATTTTTCGTTTAGCTGCTTCTTTTACGTTCTGAGTAGGGTTAGCCGACACTGCAGCAAAACCAGCTACTACCGTTTCATAGATATCCACGGGAATACTATTGAATTCATCTGCTATAATAGTATGGGCACGCAAACCTCTAATCTTACTTCCATCTCCCAGAGGCACCGCCATAGCCCAACTGTCATTAATCCTCATAGTGCATCTATCCACATCTCTCCGAGGACCACTATTATCATTACATAAACTTCGTAGTATAGGAGCATTTCTCCAAATAGTATCCATATACTCAAAAATAACTTTGGACTGTCTAAAGGCAGCGCCCACAATTACAATCTTGGTTCCGGGAATAAGTGTGCATTTAACCATAGCATAAACAGCTAGTAAAAATGATTTTCCAAAACCACGACTAGCAATATACATGGGAAACGCTCGACCCCACAATTCCTGTAGAATAACTACCTGCTCGGGCAAAAGCTCGATATTCATCAATTTCTTAACAGTCCATTGAAAATACTCAGGCTTTCTCATTAATCGCAAAACGTGAAGATGTAGATTGTCGCGATCTTCAGGATTAAGATTAGTCAGAGGGTTTTTAATAGATGCTAAATCTTCTTTGGTTAGATCCAGCCACGCATGTTCTGCAGCTTCTACATCATAGGTCATTAACATGTCTCATTATTCTAAAAGCCATATCTTCAGCACGAACCTTATCTCCACAAGCTACAACATGTATTCCATGTTCAATATATGCTGAAGTAATAATTCGCATCATATATTTACCCTTAATGCGAATCTGAGACCACTTATTTCGCGGAACCGTAGATCCTATAGGATATTGCTCAATCTGATGCCATCCAAATTCAAAAAGCAAAAAAGCATGAGGAAATGAAGCCATTGCCTTTAACTCACGGAAAAACCTCTTCTCCCCACAATTTCCAGCAAATTCCGAAACCGACTCTTTTCTTTCTATACACAGGAGATGCTCTTTATCTTTGATAGTATAATCGCCTATGTCTACCTTAGAAGTCTCAGTACCAGAGCAATACGCATCTTCATCGAACCACCAGCCGTGACCATCCTTTTCTCGCGTATCGCGTATAACGGTAAATCTACTCATTTTCTAGCATCCCATTCTAGCAGCTTTAAAAAGAAAAGTTCATAACCTTCTTCATTACCTTGGATTTTGTTGTGACATTGTTTACATAAGGTAATGCCATTATTTATAGAATAACGAAGTCCGGGATGAGTTCCCCACTTTTT